CTGACTGGAATCTCAGTCAAAAAACTTGTAATCATCATGGCTTGTGAAAATGGAGAATGCGTCGTCTATGAAGAACGAGACAAATCAAAATACATCAAACTACTCAGCAAATACATTAGAAAGTTTGTTAGAGATAAACTGGAGCTCTATGGAACAGAATAAAGAACTAGAACAAGCAATAGAGAGTAAGTTTCTGACACCTTCCAAGTTTGCGCTTGAGATTGAAAAGATTGTTGCGGAAGAAAACTTCAACTACATCGATGCCATTTGCCACTATTGCGAACTTAATAATCTTGAGGTAGAATCAGTAACAAAGCTCATTTCAAAACCTTTGAAAGAGCGATTGAAGTGGGACGCAACACGTCTCAACTTTATGAAGCGAACTTCGAGAGCAAAACTACCTCTTTGAAATAAATAAGTTTGTAATGAAGAATAAACTAATGAAAACTTTCGGGCAATTTTTAATCGCTTGCTCTACAATTTCACCATCTTTTGCTGGTGAGTTATTGGAGTACTATTATGGTGATAGTATTGCCGTTGGTTACGGTGGAAAAACTTCTGGATCTAGAAGAGTTGGTGCAAGTCCAGCAGAAGTTCTTGCATATCTTGAAAGAGATCTAAAAAACAATCCAGAAAAATTTAAAGGTAGTACAGTTAATATTTCGACTGGTGTAAGTAATAATCCAGGTGATTTTAAAAGTATTGAAAGACAACTTGCTCTTCTTCAAAAGTCTGGTGCAAGAGTAAATGTTCTCGGTGCAGCACAGGGTCGTTATGATAGAGAAAATGCCAGACTAGCAGCACTTTCCTCCACATATGGTGCTAATTTCAAAGGTGGTTTTGTACCTGGAAGAGACGGAGTTCATCCAAGAAGTTATTCATCTTATGATACAGGAAACAAAAGTCTTCCATCTTTTAGTGCTCCTGCCGCTGCCGTCACTATGCCAACATCGTCAAGAGTTCTCTCAAAACTAAAAGGTGTAGAAGGAACTGGTGTTGGAAAAGACTTTGTTGCTAGAAAATGGACTGATACTGAAAAATCTAGGTATCAGGCATACGGAGGAAAGTAATTCTTGAAATTTATTATGTCACCTTTTGAAACTTATCAACATTATTTGTCACTCAAAAACCACTTTACAAACCCAAAATACGACTTCTTTAAATACGGTGCGAAGACCCGTGCCAGTATGACTTCTTTCAATAAACGAAAGGACAAATACTGGTTCGAAAAGACTTCACGCAAGTATTCTGATAAAGAAGTCGTAGATTTTTTAGTATCAAACTTTGTATCCGCAGACAACCCTGGAAACTTATGGATTGGCGAAATTATCAATTCTGGCGAAAGAAACTATTCCGAGTGGATGAAACGCCAACAGAGTTTGACATACTTATTCAAAGAGCAAAGCAACGAATTGTTATCGGAGAACGAGTTAGAGAGTTTGTTCAATTGTACCAAAGGACACCCGACGATTCTCAAAAAGTTTCTAAGCGGGCAGTTGTCGTTAGAAACCTTCACAATCTACGAAAAAATATTTGGTTTCTCAAAAGATTTTGACAAGAAACTTTTAGATCCAGTGTGGGAAACCGTCAGTTTGAAACTGAAAAAATATTCCCCATTCCTAAATATTGATGTGTTCAACTATAAAAAAATTTTGAAGGAGATTATTTCAAATGACTAATATTGAAGCATTGGAAAAATTAAAAGAGCAACGTAAGCAAGCTCTTGAGCAATTTGAAAATATTCGCAATACTTTAATCAAGCTTGAAGGTGCCATTGATGTTCTAGAGCAAATTGAACTATCTAATGTAGAAACAGAAACTTCAATAGATGTAGATGATGAGTGAGTTTTTTAAATCCGATATTATTCAAGATGAGTTGACTGAGATCAACAATCTTCAAGAGCAAATTTACGGAAGTATCTTAACTTTTGGAGCGATGGATCGTGAGACCAAGTTGGATCACATTGAGAAACTTCAAAGCTTGCTAGAAAAGCAAAGAGTGATGTATACTAGATTATCCCTTTCAGACGATCCAACAGCAGTTGAGATGAAAGAGAACCTACGCAAGTCGGTGGCACTGATGGGTTTCCCGCCAGAGACCGATATGCAAATTTTATTCAATAGTATGAATCAGACAATCGAATCCCTCAAGCAATACCTTGACGCCTGAGGGCAACCCTGTTATACTATCCGAGTAAATCCCCCGAATCCAAACTATCCGAGGTAATCCAAATGTCTTTCGCAGACCTTAAAAAGCAATCGAAACTTGGCAACCTGACCGCAAAACTGGTCAAGGAAGTCGAAAAAATGAATACTAACGGTTCATCCTCTGGCGATGACCGTCTCTGGAAACTGGAGTGTGATAAGAGCGGCAATGGTTATGCCGTTATCCGTTTCCTGCCTGCTCCGAACGGTGAGGACCTGCCGTTCGTGAAACTCTACAGTCACGCCTTCCAAGGTCCTGGTGGTTGGTATATTGAGAACTCTCTGACTACTCTGGGTCAGAAAGATCCTGTGTCTGAGCACAACACGATGCTCTGGAACAACGGCACCGATGCTGGCAAAGAGCAGGCACGTAAGCAGAAGCGCAAACTGACTTATGTTGCCAACATCTATGTTGTCAAGGATCCTGCCAATCCTGCTAACGAAGGTAAAGTCTTCCTGTATAAATTCGGTAAGAAAATCTTTGACAAACTCACTGCTGCTATGCAACCTGAGTTTGAGGATGAGGAAGCAATCGATCCGTTTGACTTCTGGCAGGGTGCTAACTTCAAACTGAAGGCAAAGAACGTTGCTGGTTATCGTAACTATGACTCTTCTGAGTTTGCTCGCCAGGAAGCACTTCTGGACGATGATGACGCAATGGAAGCAATCTGGAAGAAAGAATATTCTCTTGCAGAACTGGTTGCTGCTGACCAATTCAAGACCTACGATGAACTGAAAAAGCGCCTTGACTATGTGCTTGGCACCAAAGGCACTCCTCGCTATCAAGATCCCGAAGAGGGTGAAGAGGAAGAGTACACCCGTGGTTCTTCCCGTGAACTCACCGAAGATCTCCGTGATGAACTGTCTTCTCTGAAACCCACTCGCACCGTTTCCTCCTCTGATGAAGACGAGGACGATGATTCTACATTATCATATTTCGCTCGTTTGGCGGAGGAATAAATAGTATCGCCTTAAATGTCCGCAAACTTTAAGGGTGGAGGAGAGAAATCTCCTCCTTTTTATTATAAATATTAATGCGGACATTAGAAGAGCAGTTATGGAAACTCCAAAAGAGTATCACTATGTCTATTATTCCTATGAGGAATATGGTAGAGGATATTTTGGTAGTAGAACTTGTAGATGCTTACCAGAAGAAGATGTAAAGTATTTTGGTTCTTTTAGTGATAAGAACTTCAAACCAACACAAAAAATAATCTTAAAAACATATGCTACAAGAGAAGAAGCATATGTTGATGAGATTATCTTACAAGAATATTATAAGGTAGTAGAGAACCCACACTTTGCTAATAGGGCATATCAAACTTCTGTTGGATTTAGTAGAAGGGGAACTGTTCCTTGGAATAAAGGTGTTCCAAGAGACCCTGAAATTATAAGAAAAATGAATGATGCTAGAAAAAATAAACCTCCCCATAATAAGGGTAAAAAAATGAGTTTAGAGCAAAGGAAAAAATTAAGTCTTTCTTGTATGGGAAGAAAAATGTCTGAAGAAGCAAGGGAAAAAATAAGTAAAGCGACAAAGGGGAGAAAATTAACTGATGAACATAAAAGAAAAATTGCCGAAGCAAATAGAGGAACTCCAAAAACTATGACTGAAAAAAGAAAACAGTCTGATATAGAAAAAGGTTTAAAAGCAAGAGGGAAACCAAAACAAAAACATAGTGAAGAAACTAGAAAAAAAATAAGTGAAGCAACTAAAGGAAGAGTTCCGTGGAATAAAGGCAAAAAATTGACGAAGGACTGATAAGGTGCTACAATATAGGGAAGGTCAAGGGTCTCCCCTTTTTTATGAAATCTGATTATTACATTGATAAGATTTCCAAAAAGCAGGCAGAAGAACTTCTACTAACTTATCATTATCTTAAAGATTATTCTAAAACTTTCAAATCGGGACACAATTTTGGTCTCTTCAAAAAGAACGATTTTTGTCCATTAAACATCGGACAGTTACTTGGGACAGTAATTTTTACAGGTCTCCCTGTTCCCGAAGTCGCACAAGGAGCATTTGGTTTAAAGAGAGATGAACAAGAAGGACTGTTTGAACTTTCACGACTTTGCATACACCCTGACACACAACAAGGAGAATACAATATTACATCATGGTTTGTATCGAGATGTATCAGACAACTACGCAGAGAAACAAAAGTTCGGGCGATCATTAGTTATGCTGATAGCGACTTTCACGGCGGCACAATTTATCGTGCTTGTAACTTTCGCTATTGTGGGCTTACAGACGCAAAAAAAGATTTCTACTATGCTGACGGCACCAAGCATTCAAGAGGTAAAATAAAAGGTGCCGAGGGAGAATGGAAAGAACGCTCCCGCAAGCACCGTTATGTTATGGTATTTGATAAGAGTCTAGAACTCTTATGGTGAAGTATTTCTTGTATTCTCTGTTTTTATAAGTCTGTTATTGACATATTGAGAAGACTTTTGATAATACATAATATCCTTAAAGTCATTTACATACTGCTGAAGATATCCTGGTTTTAATAGGTAGATTCCTCTTTTATCTTCGTTTTTCCTAACTTCATATTCATAGTTAGAAACCCCAGTTACAGGATTTAAAGTTGTTAGAGGATTACTTGGATCTGGTATTCTAAAGTTAGCATCTACAACTTTACCTGCTGGGAGAATTACTCTTCCAAAAGAATCTTTAACTTCTCTGGTTTCATAGAATTTTACATCGTTTAGTTTTTGAACGGTGTATTTTTCCTCTGCAAAACGATATAAGTCTCTGTCAGAAAGTGGCCATTGATCTCTAACATTGATTATGTTTGCCGATAAAAGCACAACCCAATCATAATCTGGAGCACCATAAATTTCTTCTGCAACTGTATCTGGTCTAGCACCATCTTTGATCTGATACTTATTGAAGAGAGTGAATACATTTTGAAGATCATCACGAAGTTTAACTCTTCTGAATAGATTCTTTACAGTTACATATTCAAGAGAAGAATTTCTATCGGAAGATGTGGATTGATATTGTAAGTCTGGAAGTTCTCTAAAGTAAGACATATTAGTAACCTACTGAAGTATCTTTTTTTGAATCAAGTTCATCATAATCTTCAGAGTAAATTGGGTTGAGTTCTTTAAACGTTAAAGACATTGTGATATGAACTGGAGTTCCATCTTGATAAGTCGCATAAGTTCCAGAACCAGTGTAACTCAACTGCATATCAGTCAAAGCACAAGGTTTGAATTTATTTAAGAATGGATGATCTCTATTTCCAGTTTTATATTTGATTAGGAAAACTTCTGGAGAACCAATAAAGATTTTTCCTAGAGACCCAGAACTGGTGTTCTTTGGAATCATATGACGTTTAAACATTCTAATAATCTCTTTCACTTCCTTTGCTTCTCTTTGATCTCTTGGAGCAAAATCAAATGTGAAAGGAAAACTTCTAATGTTTGAACCTTGAAACAGTAATTCTAAATTTGGGTTTAATACTTGTCCAGTGGCTCTTGATATCACACCTTGAATACTGACGTTTCCACCAACAGCGTTATATAATGCTCCTCCAATAGTTGCAGTTATTGCTGCTTGATTGCCGGATATTGACTCGCTTACTTTTTCTCCAACACCACTTTTGTATATTTCTACAAATTTTTTAAATGTTTCTCCTGCAGCAGTTCCAGCAGAAAGACCAAAAGCTTCAAGTGGATTTAATGTATCATCACCCCAAGTAATAGAGTTTGTATCTGATAAGTTTTGAGGAATTGGTAAAAGTATTCTTGTCTTTATTTCTGTTTTTGCTCTTATTTGATCAGTAGCATTCCCAATGTCTGCTAGTCCTGCTTTAGTTTCTGATACTGCTATAAATCCTGGTGGTTCATATTTAACAGCAGTTATTTCTAGATAATCACTATTACTCTCAATTCTTTTCAGAGGATACCTAAGAACCTTTGCAGACTTCTTTTTTTCTCCACCACCATTTGATGCATAAGCATTTTCTGCAGATGCTGCTATTGATGCATCACTTCCTATTGATGGTATTGCATTAAAAGCCATTTATAGCACTACTTTTTTAAGTATTTAGACGAAAATTGGCAAAAGGTAGTTGTTGTAGATCCTTTACTTCAGACGCATAGACTTCATAGATGCTTCCTGGTATTTCATCCCAAGTGTATTGTCTCATTTCTCCCCAGTGAAAGTTGATACCACGAAATCCCCACTGAAAAACATCAGTTACAGCAACAAATGGATTTTGATCATATTGAATATTTGGAGTCTTTGGATTATAAACAAAGACATAAAACTTTCCCGACTGAGGAATCTTTGGAGATTCTTCTAATACTTCCATAAGTTCTAACATAATATCATCTGGATCTTCATTACCAACGAGACCATCAGAAACAGCACGAACTCGGTTACGGTTACTATCAGTATCTGTAACCTTTTTTTGTTGTCTTTCTTTGAGACTCTTTCTAGGCATTACTTAATACCAAGTTCGTTTTCTGTTAGAACTTTGAACTCATATCCTCTATCAAGACACCATTCTTTTGCTGCTTCCCATTTTGCTTGATTTCTAGCATATTCATATGCTTCACGAATATAACCTTTAGTTTGTCTTTTTGGTTTTGGTGGTGGAGCAGTTTGTCTTTGAGGTTTAATTTCAATAATATACTTTTTGATTTGTCCAGTTGATTCTTTTACTTTAATATAAAAGTCTGGGAAGTATCTATGTGGTTTATTGTCTATTGGAGAACGATACCACACAAACATTTCTTCACTTCCCCATTCTAGAATATTTTCATTCAGATCACAATATTTCATAAACTTACGTTCCCAGAGAGAACGATAGATTATATTAGTTGGATCACCTTTATATTTTTTTGGATAGGATGGTTGATATTTACCGCTATATGCCATCTAAATACTTAATAATATAATACTCGTATAAGGTATTTAGAGTGCCTACACCTAAAAGAATATCCGATATAAAACCCCTGGTAACAAATCTAGCACAAACTTCTCACTATGAAGTTATATTTGGTGGGTTATCTGCTCCGCTCAGAGGTCACTTAGCTGCTAGAGGAATAGACGCTCGTTTTATTGGAGAAGATGTAGGTTTATTATGCAATTCTGCTGTTCTTCCAGGTAGTTCTCTTGGAACTGCAGATATTTCAGGTAACTTTACTGGTGTTGTTGAGAAGATGGCACACACCAGACTATTCACACAAATTGATTTAGAGTTTTATGTTGATTCTTCATACAGATCTCTAAAGTTTTTGGAACACTGGATTGAATTTATTTCCTTTGGTTCTGGTGTTTCTCCAGCAAGAGATGGATATTTCTTTAGAATGAGATACCCACAAGAATATAAAACTAACTCTACACGAATAATTAAATTTGATAGAGATTATGATAAGCAAGTGGAATATACTTTCTATGGTTTGTTTCCAATTGCAATGAACTCTATTCCTGTTTCTTATGCAAATTCTGATATTTTAAAAGTTTCTGCATCGTTTAACTTTGATCGTTATGTTTGTGGTAAGACTTCAAGTTATAGTGTTTATTCTGGAATTAGCAATAATTTAATTTCCAATAATCAAAGACAGCAAACACAGCAAGAAGATAAAACTGCAAACAAACCAGGGGCAAGTAGAGTTCCTGTTCGTGGATCCAGCGGAGTTGTTTTTAGAGATGCTGATGTATCTCAAGGACAAACTACAGTAACAAACTCTTTCACTAGTTTATCTGGAGTTCCAGTCATTAACGGTTACTAACTAAATATTCATAACTGAACTCTATAGGATATTATGCCTTTACCAACCGTTGCGACTCCAACTTATGAAATTGAGTTGCCTTCAAATAAAAAGAAAATAAAGTACCGTCCTTTTCTAGTTAAGGAAGAAAAGATCCTCATTATTGCAATGGAAACTGAGGATCCAAAACAAATTGCTTCTGCAGTTAAGACTGTAATTACAAACTGCATATTAACTAAGGGAGTCAAAGTAGATGAACTTTCTACTTTTGATATTGAATATCTCTTCTTAAATATTCGTGGAAAGTCAGTAGGAGAAGATATTGAAGTATTAATCACGTGTCCTGATGATGGAATGACTCAGGTTCCTACATTGATTAACCTTGATGAAATCAAAGTTCAGGTCAGCAAAGAGCATAACAGAGATATCAAACTAGATGATAATTTAAGTTTGAGAATGAAGTATCCGTCGATGAACGAGTTCATCAAGAGTAACTTTAACGTTGATGAATCTTCTGTAAGTGTTGATGATACCTTTGAACTAATTTCAAGTTGTATTGAGCAGATTTATAATGAAGAAGAGTCTTGGAGTTCTTCTGATTATTCTAAAAAAGAACTTGTAGAATTTTTAGAGCAATTGAATTCAAAGCAGTTCAAAGAAATTGAAAAGTTCTTTGAAACGATGCCAAAACTTTCTCACACAATTACAGTCAAGAATCCAAATACTGGAGTGAAAAGTGATGTTCTTCTGGAGGGTCTAACTGCTTTTTTCGGGTGAGTATGGCTCATGAAAGTCTTGAGTCATACTATAAAACTAACTTTGCTATGATTCAGCACCATAAATATTCATTGACCGAACTAGAAAATATGATACCTTGGGAAAGAGAAGTTTATCTTTCTCTTCTCCAGAATTTTATAGAAGAAGAAAATCTGAAGAGCAAATCAAATGGCTGAAATGGCATCACCAATCGCAGGTGGAATTAATAACGCTAGAGGAATGATTTCTCCTAAAGCGGCGACTGGTGCTGTTGAAATTGAAAGACAGGAATTAATCGCTTCAGTTTCAAATTTAGTTGGTGGTTTAAATCTAAGACTAGATAGAATTACCGTACAAATGGTGGATCTATCTAGATCTTTGCAAAATGTATCTGCTTCTATAACTCAGAATACTTTTCTAGAAAGACAGAAAGAAGCAATTGAACAGGAAAGAGAAAGAAGAATTGCTGAATCTCAACTTAGAGAGGGACAGGAAGCGTTAGTAGAAAGAAAGATTGAAAACGCAACTGTTGCACCTGCACAGAAAGCAGCAGTTAAGGCACAGTCTTCCCTCGCTCGTTTGATGGGTCTTTTCTCATTAATATTGACTGGATGGTTAGGACCAAATATACTTGAAGGCATCAAGTCTATTTCCAAGTTTAGTATTGAAAAATTCAATCAAGTAAAGAATCTAGTTGTTAAAGGATTCACTGGTATAAAGAATGTATTCAGCAATATTACATCAGGATTATCAAATATAGTTGGAAGTATTTCTAGAACAACTTCAAGAGTTAAGCAATCAATTTCAAATGGTTTGTTCAAGTATCCTGTTGATGTTCTAAGGAATATTGTTCAGGGAACGATTGATAAAATTAAAGGAATTATTCCTGGAGGAAATAATCCACCACCAACTACTGCACCTCCATCTGCTGCACCACCACAAACTCTAGGTTCTTCTATTGTGAGTGGTATGAAATCACTCGGTAGTGCCTTGTTAGGACCACCTGGACAGGTTGCTATTGGAACTGGTGCTAATTTGTTTAGTGGTGCTTCATTTCCACAAGCACTTGCTGGAGCATCATTTGGTGTAGGATCTCTTTATGGTCTTTCTAAGATTCCTTTTTTGCCACTACCAATTAAAATTGGAGCTGGATTTTTAGCATATCCAATGTTGAACGAGATGGGGCAAAACGCCTTCAGTAATATTACATCTGGAGCGTCTTCATTTGGTGGCGGACTTGATTTATCGTCCTTATTCTCTTCTCCAGACGCAAATCAAAGTTCAACTGCTAGTGTAACTCCAGCAACGATACAAACTACACCACCATCATCATCAACTGTTAGGGCACAAACCATTGGTCCTGCCCCAGAAGCTCAAACTAACGTCGTTGTAACATCTGCTGATCAACAAGCACAAGAAGTTCCAACTACAACAAATCCAATCGCTAATACTATCCCAAATATTCCCTCCTCAAATTCTGATAATTTCTACGTGTATTATTCAATGGCGAATTACAACGTGGTGATCTAAGATGGCAATAGCATTTCTAAAACTTAGTTCTAATAGACTTTTCAAGACCGCAGATACTCTTGAAAAGAATGCTACACAATCTAGAAAGATATCTAAAAACATTGGAAAAACGTTAGAAAGACAATCTTTATTCAAAAAACAGTCTATTGCGAAGAAAGAAAACATCTATCAAAAAAGAAAAGACGGTATTCGTAGAAGAAATCAAAGAGATTTATTTGAGGCTAGTAAATCGACTAACACCGTTCAGAAAATAGGAAAAGTAGTATCAAATTCTTCAAAAGGTTTTCTTGGAAGAATATTGAATGCTATTTCTATAGCAATGGTTGGTTGGGCAGTTTTAAACCTACCAAAGATTATCTTTCTTGCTGATCAACTAGGAGAAAGAATCGGTAAAGTAGTTAAGGTAATGAATAGTTTTATGACTAATACTTTCTCTATCATAAGAGAAATGGGAAGTCTATCTGCTACTCTTCTTAGAGATCTTGCTACTTTTGATTTTTCTGAAATGGGAAGGCAGGTAGATGATTCTCTGTCTAAAGTGAAAACATCATTTAATAGAATGGAAAATGATTTTCGTGAATCTCTACAGGAGTTAGTAAAACCTTTTGATTTTGGTGAGGAGAAAGAAGAGAAACCTCCCAGTGAGCAACCTCCTGCTGGTGGACAACCTCCTAGTGGGCAACCAAGTCCTTCCAATCCCTCTACTTCTTCTGGTGTTGGTAGATGGAAGCATATATTGGATTTAATATCAAAGGCTGAGGGTGGATATGATTCCGTAAATTATGGTAGAGGTCCAGGAAAAATACCCGGTCTTAGTAAAATGACTATTCGGCAAGCATACAATGCAAGTGAAAGATATAGAGTGAGATATGGTGGAAGTGGAGCTATGGGAGCGTATCAAATTCTAGATAATCCTCTAGGTAGAGCAAAGAGTGCTGGACTGAATATTGATAGAGATTTGTTTAGCCCCGAAAATCAGGATAGGATAGCAGTTTACCTGATAGAAAAAGAAAGAAAAATAACACCCGATTTAATAAGGACAAATCCTAATGAAGCTGCTTTAAAATTAGCACAACTTTTTGCAGGAGTTCCAGTTTTATCTTCAGCATACTCTAGTTATGCTCGCAGAACTGTTAGAAGAGGAGAAAGTTTTTATCAAGGGTATGGTGGTAATCGCGCTACAGTAACTGCAGATCAAGTTGAACAGGCATTTAAAAAATTTGGTTCTGCACCAGCACAAACAACCCCAGCACCACCACCAGCACAAGCAACACCACTTCCATCTGGATTTGATCCAAACAAGAGATACAAAGTAGGTGAGAGAGTTGCAACTGGAACAGAAGTTGGTGCTCAAGTATCCAGTCGTAGAGGTTGGAGGTGGGGAACAATGCACGGTGGTATTGATGTTACAATGCCTGTTGGAACTGTAATTTCTTGTAGATATGAGTGTATTATTAAAGAGGCACGAACTCAATCAGGTTACGGACACTACGTTGATGTAGTTATTCCAGCACTATCAGTAAGAGTTAGACTAGCACACTTAACTGCAGGAGCATATTTCTTTAAAGGTGCTCCAAGTGGAATAAACTCTTTAAGTATTAATTATCCAGCAGGAAAACCTTTGGTGAGAAGTGGTAATACTGGAAGAAGTACTGGACCTCACGTCCATCTTGAAGCAACAAAGAATCTAGATGGAGTGGGGTATGGTGGATCAGATCCAAACTATCTTGAACCAGATCCATATGTCGATGCGTTTATTTTTACAACAAATGCTCCAACAGGAGTTGTTACTCAACCAGCATCAACGTCGGTGTCTGGAACAAGAAGAGGAATAACTTCTGCTGATAGTATTACTCCAGAAACCAAAGATAAAACAATTGTTGTTACAGCACCAGCATCAGGAAATAGAAGTTCTATGGCATCTGCTTCTAGTGATAGTTCTCCAACCATCATCATTGGTGATGGGTTAAATAGTCTTATCAAACAAAGAATATTGTTGGAGCTCGCTTATACCTAATGTCAACAAAAGGATCCGAGTACGAAAAACTAATACTAGAATCTGTAGATCAGTCTAAGACTGTTGATATTAGACTTGGTACATATTCTATTGATTACTATGAAGATATATTTTCTCCAACAGTAACTGCTAAAATTATTGTAATGGATACTGGTGGTAGTATTACTGGAAAGAATGGAAAGTCTCAATCAATATATAATGGTCTTCCTCTTCGTGGTGGAGAAAGACTTTCACTAAAAATCAGAGGAAATTCTGATACAAACGAAGGTCTAGATTTTTCTAAACCAGATGACTATCTCTATGTTTCAAGCATCTCAAATGTAATAAGTAAATCCAAAACTGAAGTTTTCACTTTAAATCTAGTTTCCCGTGAAGCAATTACAAACGAAACTACTAGAGTCCCAATTAAGTTCCCTACTGGATCTTCAATTAGTAGTTCTGTTACTAAAATTATATCCGAATATCTAAAAACTGATAGAGTCGGAACAATTGATTCCACATCAAATAAGTATGGTTTCATTGGTAATATGAGGAAACCATTTACCTTATTAGTTTGGTTAGCATCAAAGTCTGTTCCTGATGCATCTGGAAGTGGAACAGCAGGATTTCTCTTCTATCAGACAAAGGAAGGATTTCAGTTTCGATCAATTGATAATCTAATTAAGCAATCACCAAAAGCGTCTTACACATATAATGAAGTTAATGAATCTGACTTCTTTAGAAATAATGATAGATTTATCATCAGTTATACTACAGAAAGAAACAATAATCTTCTTGAGAAACTTAGACTAGGTACATATTCTAGTCAGAGAATATTTTATGATCCACTAACTTTTAACTTTACTCCCCAAAGTCAGTCAGTTTTCAAACTAGAAAATTATGTTGATAAGACAAAAAATCTTGGTGAAAAATTAAATCTACCAAGTAACTTGGGTGATCTTCCTAGCAGAATTATCACACAAGTTCTTGATATTGGAACTATGGAACAAGATGTTTCTACTTCAGCAAATGCAAATCCTTTTGAGTATCAATCTCAGGCAATTATGAGATACAATATTATGTTTACTCAGACTGTGAGTATGACTGTTCCATTGAACACAAATCTAAACGCTGGTGATATTATTGAATGTAAGTTCCCTAAGATCTCAGAATCTGATAAGAATACTTTTGACGATGAGCAAAGTGGTCTATATATGATTAAGGAACTGTGCCATCACTTTGATACTGAGGCATCATACACATCGATGAAACTTATAAGAGATACTTTTGGTCTTCACGGGAAAAATAACGTATAATGGAAGAATCTTTACTTAAAAGTAACTTTATTGGAAGAGACGGATTCCGTTGGTGGGTGGGACAAATACCACCTCTTTCCACAATGGGAAAGCAAACCAAGGGTGGTGGATGGGGTAATAGATATAAAGTTCGTATTATGGGATACCATCCTGCTAATACGATTGAACTAAAAGACGAAGATCTTCCTTGGGCACAGTGTTTATTACCAACAACTTCTGGAACGGGTGCAGCAAACTATGCTAGCGATGTAAAACTTCAGCAGGGTGATGTTGTCTTCGGATTCTTTATGGATGGCGACAACGCACAGGTTCCCGTTATTCTTGGTGCGTTCGGAAGAACTGATTATGTTCCAAGTAAAGAATATTCTGGACCTTTTATTCCTTTCACCGGATATACAAATGAAGTCAAAGCACCTGATGGAAAACTAAAAAAAGGTGAATCAAACGAACAGAATGCAGCAGCACAAGATTCACCTATACATGCACCAAAAAAGGTAGCAGAAAGTGGGAATGTTAAACAGATATCATACTTTGATGGGATTGGAGATGTTGTAAAGCTTGGAAGTGAGAAACCTAGCACTCTTGATAAAATCACTTCAGAAATTGATAATTTCCTACGTGAAGTTCAAAAGTATTCTGATGCTGTAAAGGAAGGAATTGAAGGTGCTAGAGATTGGTTAAATCAAGAAATTGATAAGAAAGTTGAAAAACTAAAATCAATCTCTAGTGGTTTAGTAAATGGAATGGTTAAAGACTTGTTCGAACGTCTTATACCAATTATCAAATCTGGATTAGATATGCTGTATAAGCAGGTCTATGCACTAGTTCTGGCAGCAACTGGAAATCCTGTTGCCGCACACCTTGCTGGTGTTGCTGCTCAGGAGGCAATGGTTGCTCCTGTTAATATACTACAAGATCTTATTCCTTGTATCGCAAATACTATTATTAATGCTCTTGGTAATACGATCAAACAAATACTTGAGTCTGTTGTAAATAACATCGCTAATTTTGTATCTTGTGTTGCAGATCAGGTGATGGGTGGAATTGTAAATGATATTATTGGTAGAGTAGCGAGCGGACTTTCTAGTGCAATTGGTGGAATTCAAAAAATACTCCAATTCTTTGAAAACTTCAATCTTGAAGACTTCCTACGTTCTGCAGTTTCTTCTATCACAGGTCTTCCAGATCTTCTCAATTGTGGTCAGAAGTCATCTGCTGGAAGTGATGTTCAATCTTGGACCATTGGATGCGGACCTAAGAGCCCATCAAACAAAGATCTTCAGAACATTCTAGACGTTGCAAATACTGCGTTTGAGATATCAAAATCTGCTAGAGATACAGGAAATCCTCTAGAAGGAGTACAAGATCTTATCGGTGCATTTGATATCTTTACTGGTCTTAGTAACGTTCCAGATTATTCTAGTGCATTGGGTTCTTGTTTCACTGGAATACCACGTTTCTGCGGACCACCTCAAATCAAGATATTTGGTGGAGGAGGAATTGGTGGATCTGCAATTCCGCTGATGGGTAATCTTGTAGATGCTGCAAGTGGAATGACTGGTAGTATTATATCTGTGAAGATTACAAACCCTGGTTCTGGATATGTATTCCCACCATTTGTTGAGGTTATGGATGAGTGTGGTCAAGGATATGGTGCGGTAGCAAGAGCAATTCTTAAGGGAGATCAGTTAGATAGCATTTATGTTGTTTCGGAAGGTGAAAATTATCCAGTAGGAGACTTTACACCATATAATATTAGTGATATTGTTATTGTTGATCCTGGTAGTGGATATTCCAACGAAGATTATGCCGAAGATAGTTTTGGCAATAAGTATGAGATACAAGTAACAAACGGATATCTGGTTAAGGTAATAAATAATAACAACACAGAATTTACCAGTTTGCCAACTATAAGAATTGTTAGCGATACTGGTTCTGGGGCGATTGTAAGAGTAAATCTTGACCTACCTCCAGAGTTCCAAGGTGAAGTATCTCAAAATATAGATTGTATTACAACATAAATGGCTGCAAGAGAACAAAACTGGTGGCAGAGATCTATTGAAAGTATTGGTGCTGACTTTAGAGTTGATCGGCACAATCCCAAGATGGGATGTAATGGATCGGATGTATATACCCAGTATGCAGTAACTGATGACAATAACGTAAATGTTCAAAGTCTAAGTGAAGGTGGCATTTATAAAATTTACAACGATCAGTCTATTGAAATTATTGGCGGTCAGAAAGCGAAAGGAACTGGTGTAGATATTGTTATCGTTGGCAAAAATGGTGATGTAACAATCACTGCAGAAAAAAACGGTGCAGTAAGAATTAGAGCAAGTAAAATTGTACTAGATGCTGACGAGAACCTAGAATTACTTGCAGGAAAAGATATTAATATCAAAGCAAGTGGTAGAACTTTGATACAGGGTAACGAATGTTCTACCAGTGCTCATACTGGCAATGCAATTCCAGAAGGATCTAGTTTTGGTGAAAGATGCTTTGAAGGATCATTTGTTGGATCTGATATTACAAAAGCAGCATTTAATGCTGGTGGGATTGTATTCTCAATCGGTGCTTGAATATGGAAGAACAATATATTGGTAATCCGTCAAACTTTAACGAAGATACTAAATTCTTTAAAGACGTTTATATCTATGGAAATCTTTATTATGACTTTACAAACTTATCAAATAGCAACTTAATTGCTGACAATATTACCACAGGTAATATCACAATTACTGGAACAACTAACGCTTTAGATATTTTTTGCAGATCCTTAACTGCATCTCAGAGTGTTACAGTATCTGGTCCAATCAGTGCATCTTCATATCAGAACTTTGAGTTATCAGATCTTCCAACCACTACCGAACCATCTTATGGTGGTGGTCGTGTTTTAAGAGCCAAGACTGACGGAAGTGGATATGAATTGGTAGATTCTGCTCAGTTAGATGTAATTAAACTAAGTGGTTATGGTCTAAGTAATGATCCAACAATTTACACTGGCATCGGTGCCAATGAATCTGGAAATTTTAAGATTAGTGGAATCTCAACCTCAAGATTTAGTGCTGGTCATAAAGTAAAGATGTTTGGTGTTACTGCCACTAGTGATACCACAACAGTTGCCGCTGTTCCAACTGGAGGTTGTAGTTTTGCAAAGATAGGAAGTTCAGCAGCAGTTACAACATACCGTTATTGGTTAGCACAATACAATTACCGTAACGGAAAGATTGGTGCTGCAGCACAGATAACTCCAACTGCAGGTATTTCTATGGCAGCAATTGGAGACTTTAATGATCTAGATCATATATCACTAACACTCGCAAGAACGGATACCTCTCACGGAATTTTAGTTTATCGTAGTGAATCTGCAAGTATCAATGATGCAAAATTAGTTGCTATTCTTGGACCAAAGGAATTGCAGGATGCAACTTCTTCAATCAATTGGAAAGACTATGGTCCTTATGAAAAAACAGAGTGGTCCTCAAAGACTATCAAAAATGAATATGATGAAGATCAAATTCATTTTCCAAATGTAGCAACAACAAATCAAGGAAGAGGTTGGGCAATTGATACAATTGACAGTGTTGGATTAAACTATATCACTGTTAGTAATGAATATGATACCAATATCGGAATTGGAACAACAGCAGCAGTAAAACTTGTCCATGACAATACATATGGATTCAGTATTGCAATTGACGGTATTGTATCCGCTGGTGGAAAATCTTTACACCTTCCCAGCGGAACATATTTAACAAGTAAGGTTGTTCTACCTACAGGATTCACTTTAAAGGGTGATGGTAAGAACACAATCATCAAACAGCAGTATTTTGCTAATGATGAAACGGACGGTGGAGGAAATTCTGTATCCTTTGATGGAAATCTGATTGGAATAAGTACAACTTCTCCATCTGATATGACAGTTCAGAATTTGACAATAGATGGAAATAATACTAATAATATTCTATTCACAGATGACATAGATAACTACCTAGTTTATTTCTACAATGTTTCTTCTACTCTACTAAGAGATGTTGAAATAAGAAATTCTCCTGGTCATGGTCTTTATGTTTATAATTCAACAAGGCTATCAGTTGAGAACTGTGAATTTGTTGATGGATCTTTGACTGATAGATACTTTTTCTCACCACTAAACGCACAGGAATCTGAAGTCTTAAGAATAAACGATTCTTTATTTGAGAACTATCCTGGTTCCGTTGATTTATCTGTAACCACGGTTGTTTCCACAGGTGGAAATATTATTCGTAACTGTGGAACTGGTCTAAGAACATATGCTACTGGAAAAATTACCACAACGAACAATATTATTCTTGGTCCTTCTGATGAGTTTATTCCATCACCAGACATTTATGATAGTGATTACAATTCTATCAACTTCAGTATAGAACGAGGAAAGACATTTACTGGACCAGTTCTTCAGTATCACGAAAACGGTAATCCAAAAGACATTAGCAGTAGTCAAGTTTCAGTTACTTCTGGCATTTCAACAATTGTCAATGCTGGTCTTAGCAGTGAGACTCTTGGAACTAAATTCTTAGACTTTAATATCACCACACCTGATTCTGGAACTTTTGGAAGACAAAACGGATATATTCAACTAAGTCTTACTAGCGCACAGACAAGTACTCTTGGATTAACAAGTGCTCTTGGATATGAAATAGTTGGAACTGAATTCTTATCTCAACCAGTTGGATTCACTACTTATGTTGCAATATCCTCTGGAACTTGGAATACAATTGGTGCAGGTGCCACACAATACACAGTAACTCTCAGTGATTTTTCTCAGTTTAGTGGTATTTCAGTTGGTGATGTGGTAAAACTAGTCAATCACTCGGTTTCGCCAGATTTGTCAGCAACAGAATTGACTGTTGCTGCTAAGATAAATGTCAGTGCAGCAACAAAACAGTTAAGATTAACTGGATTAAATGTTACTTCTTCAACAAACGGTAACGCAACTGGATACATAAGTATAAGAAACATATTCACTATCGCAAAAGGAAGAGTCGGGGTCCTGTAAATGGCAGATAATACAAATGTCAATAATAATGCAGCCGTTGTAGTTGTCGGTAGAACTGCTCCAGTTCCTGCTGGACAACAAAAAGCAGAAAAGTCTATTCCTGTTGTTATTGCGAGTGATCAGGCAACAATTCCTGTTGCAGAACAAAATAAAGTTCAGTCTGAAGTTGCTCTATCTCTTCTTGGTATTCCACGTTCAGAAGTTGCTCTTGGTATCTTTGCAGACGTTAATACCTATGATGTAAATCCATCGGAATGGTCAGCAAATCCAGAGCAGTATGCCACAGTTTCAAATACTGGTGCTTATGCTGGTATTGCACAGACAATGGGATGTGGTCTTTCCCATGTTCCAGAGGAATCAGGAGCACTGATTGAGGCACCAGCAGATAGAACTGCCGTTCTTACATCAAAAAGATTCTTCAGATATCAACCAGGTAGAGTATCTGCTGCAACATTTGGTGTTAAGACTACAATATTACCAACAACTATAACAGGAGCAAGTGTTCAAAATCCTGCTGTCCGTAAATATGGTATTTTTGACAATTTTGATGGTTATTATTGGGAAACTAGAAACAACGGAGAAGAAGATAATTTCTGTGTAGTCAGAAGAACTCAATCAATTATCTATGAAAATCCTCTAACGTTTGGCACTGGAGCAGGACAACAAACTGAAGATTACGGAAGAACAAACCCACAGGATCCATTGGGAGCAAGAGGTTCTGAGTCGGAAAACAATGCCACTGCTCTCTCAAATCCATCTGGAGTTCCTAAAAAGTTTGGTGATCTTGTCATTGTAAGAGATAATCTTATGATGACACACGCTGCTGTGTATGATCCTTCTCTATTACAACCAGAATCTAAAGTAGGTATCACAACAGTTACTGGTGGAAATACTATTGCCATACCTGAAATTATAAAGAATGTCTCAAACGCTACTTATAATATAAGTAGTGGATTGATGGTTATTACAACCTCTCAGGAGCATGATTTTCACGTAGGTAAGTATGTTACCTTGTCCGGAATAGCAATGACTTGCTATTTGGATCCAGTGACACCAAAAGTTTATCCAAATAGAACTTTAGGATACAACGTTCTTCAGGTAAATTCTCCAACACAATTCACTGTTAATGTTGGTGTTTCTACTGTTCCAACTTTTTACGTTTCTGGTGGTACAGTTGTTGGATTATCAACGGGGCAGTATGTTTCCTATTCTAAAGGAACAAATACTTCCGTCATAACAGGTCTCACTGATACAAAGATCTATAAAGTTGCCAGTGTAAATACGTCTGGACAAATTACTCTGTCAAATTTAGACGGAAGTTCTGTTACTGGGATTACAAACGGAACATACACTTCACATCAAATTGTTACTCCAGTACCTTTTGTTCAGCCACTTACAGGACAAATATCAGGAAAGAGTAGATATAATACTATTAAACCAACAGGTATGTTCCCATACCTCTATGATGATGGAGATGGTAATACGGAAGGATATATTGATACTTCCAGACCTGTTGCAGAAACAGCAACTCTTAAAGGCGAAATAGATGCAATCAATACTTATTATGATAAATGGATTAATCAGAATGTCGATAAAGACTACTGGAATGTCTATGAATACCGTATTCCTAGATCTAGATTTAGTGGTGATAGATTAGATGCAGCAACAGACGAACTACTTTATAGTGATGTTGTTGGTGATAAGAGAGCAGGTCAAAATGTTATTGATGAAGATACTAATGAAGAACTCACAGATACAAGTATTTGGGACCTTGACTTCACCAAGGTCACAATGTATAAGATTGAATTCTCCTGGTATGGTGCTGTTGGTGCTCTGTTCCTTGCATATGTACCTGTAAGCAACGGTGAAGCAAGATGGGTAAGGGTTCATCACTTAAGAGCATCAAACCAGTTGAAGGTTTCCTCACTTGGAAATGCTACTCTCCCCATTACCTATATGGTATATGGTGGTGGAAACCAAAATAGAAATGGATACACTAACAGTGATAGACCACAATCAAGTTTTTCATATGGAAGTGCTTCAGAGCACATTGTCAAGTATGGTGCTTCATATTACATTGACGGTGGAGATAGGGGAACAGTAAAATTATTCAGTTATGCAACACCAACAAACGTTGAAGTTTATGGATCTAAGAGAACATTTGCTTCCGGAAGTGGCACAGGTCAAGTTCTTCTAACCAATGCAGGTATTGCAACTGATCCATATATTACTGCAGGAACAACCACAGGACTTACCTCTTCATACTATGTTGGATCTAAAATAATTACTGTAGATCCTCTTGATCAAAATATTGAAATTACCTACGTTAATACGACAAATAATAGATTGCATTTAAATGCTCCTCTAAATTCAACTTCGCTGGCAAATATTACTATCATTCCAGATAGGAAGACTCCTTTAATTGGAATCAAGTGCAGAGATTATATTCAAAGCAGCACTGGTAGAGATGTAAGAAACAGAACACAAGTTTATCCTACAAGACTTTCGAGTGGATCAACTGGTGTGATTAAAGTTGATTTGTTAAAAACTCCAATATTCCAAACTACATCTACTGTTCTTACACCAATACTCAATCCACTATTTTTGAGTTCTGAAGTCAATATTGGTAAGCGTGGAAAACCAACTTTAGTAACAGTTCCTTTAGTTGTTTATACTGGAGGTCATCAGTTTGTAAGTGCAACCACAAATGGTATCACAAAGACCGCAGGAGGTTCTCTAACGGCAACTACAGGCACAACCTATGAAGGAAGCACTGGAGTACTGACAATCGTCACAACCACCTCACACGGTCTTACAACTGGCAATACGGTTACCATTGCAAATAATTCTTTAACTTTTACTTGTTCATTAGATAATTATTCTACAAACCACACCTATCCAAGATCTACTGACCCATCTTCTGGTTCAACACTATCAGTAACAGTAGTTAATAGTACAACCTTTACTGTAAATGTTGGTCAAGCACAAGCAGAATATATTAGGGATATTGGTGGCGGAACATATGGATACTTCAGAGGATATCTTGAGAATGATCCAACACAAAGACCAATCTCTGTTTTAGGTTATCTTGAAAATAGAGGATCTGATAGAACCAAAGGTATTCAAACTGATGGGTATTATTTCTACGCACTGAATTCTACTTCTGATAATATTATTCTCACAACTTCTGAGCCTTTCTTAAGAGAAGAGAATTCAAATCCTGAAGGTGAGGGAGTTTCTTCGGCAACATCAGAATTTACGCTTGCCCAACTATCTTCGATTAAAGTTAATCCACAGATAAGAAGCCCTATTCCAAAAACTGGAACTATTGTTGCTAGCTTGTATATCCCAGCATCTGGTGAAGAATATGATTTATCACCATACTTCGACTATAATAAAGAATATCTTTCATTCCCATTGACAAATATTGTCGAGAGCTTGTATCTATGTGGTTCTTCCCAATCAACATATAACTCTGGAACTCCTGCTGCTGAAACCTCTGTCAGTTTGACGTGGGAGGAACAGTGATTTATGGTTCTCGGAAAAGATGTAAAAATTGGTGACGATAAACGTCCGATAAGTATCTTTGTTTCTGAAGAGAATCTCTATAATATTGCTAATGGAGAATTTTTAACTGATGAATTTGGTAATCCTCTGATAGTTGAGGTTGATTCTTACTTCTTACCAGACACAACTTCTGAGAAATCAACCTCAGTTGTTTTTGGAAATGAGACTAGTTCTTCAACACGTTATCAGTGGTCTAATGTTGCTTCATTAACAGCAACATATTCTTCTGGAACTACTAACGTAGTTGGATTAACAACGACCGGTATATTGCCTGGAGATTTTATTTCTGGTGCATCAATTCCCGATGGAACAATAGTTTCTAGAATAGGAACTGGTAGCATTTTTATTTCAAAAAATACTACAAACTCTTCATCTCTCTCAGAAGGTATATTAATACAGAGAAGAGAAACTATAAAGGTAAAATCAAATCCTATTATAAAAGTTGAAGAACAGTTTGTAGAGACAAGCGAAGTTAGTACAACTTTACTTGGTATTGATCGTGCCGAAAGGCAGATATCTTTATTTTCTAATGTATCTTCGTATGGACTAGATCCTGACGAGTTTGAATTTTATTCTTTTTCTAGTGGAAATAGTTTTGGTTCTTGGGAAACTAGAAGAAATAATATCTATGGAAATAGATACACTGCAAAACAAACAGAAGAAGTTCAAGAATCTGGAATTAGATTAACAGCGTTTCCCACTCCTTTTTCATATCCTTTTGGACCAAACTTTACTAGATTGGGATTATATGACGCAGATCTTTTTAATAGATATCTTTCTTTTATAGAACTTGGAAATTTATTGTATGATTATTTTGACACTGGTGCTGGATCTGGATTAGGATATCCTTCAACCTGGAAAGAGAAATTCTTATCATCTTCATTTGTTAGAGTTGAATTTGGAGATGCTAACTATGCTGCTGGAATTTCAGAATCATTTGCAAAGATTGATACCTGGACAGATACTTGGAGGGACATAAGAGATGGTATTCTTAGGGATCCAGTAACTGGATTATCCTTTACTTTTTCTACAATATCTACGATATTGAGTTCTAGTTATGATTCTACAAACACTAGACCAGGATATTCCGACTCTGAAATTAGATATGCATATTTACAATCTAGAAGAGTTTTTAGATATCAGCCTGGAAGAATTAGTGGATTCACTTTTGGATTAAGATCATCTGCAGAACCAGTTACTGGAGTAACTTTAGAATGGGGAATATCAAACCCAACTGATCAATATGTTTTCAGAATTGATGCTGGTCAATTCTCAATTGTTCGTAGAAGTGTCATACCACTTGAAAGAGAAGTTTTGGAGAGAAACGGTTTAACACTTTTAGATCAAACAAGAATAGAAAGCGGAGATCCATTTGATAATGAACTTTACTGGACTATTAGTATTCCAAGAGACAAGTTTAACGGAGATCCACTGAACTCAAATGGTCCATCTGGTTATCTACTTCAACCAGAAAAAGTAACAATGTATAAGATTGAATTTGGTTGGTATGGTGCAATTGGTGCTAGATTTTATGCTTACATTCCAACAGACAGTGGGGATGCCAGGTGGGTTGTAATTCATACTTTAGTTATTGAAAACTCTCTTGGGTCACCTTGTTTAAAAGATTCGTACTTTAGATTTAAATATTCACTGAACGTTGCAAACACTGGAGATTTAAGAACACCCCAGTATCTTTATAAGTATGGTGCATCTTACTATATTGATGGTGGAGATGAAGGAACATCGCAGATATACTCTGTTAGTTCAAGGGAAAGAACAATTTTATCTGCAAATGAAAAAACTCTTCTAGGGATTCGCCCTAAAGATTATATTCTGAATCGTGATGGTGTGGAGATAGAAAATAAGAAATTGATTATACCAACAAAATTAAATGTAACTTCAGATTCACTATCTGAAATTAAGATTGTTACTTGCACTGCTTGTCCTGGATTTGGGCACGTCTATACTCCTGGAATTGCAACAACAGAAACTGGGAGGTATGTTGAGATTGAATTTACAGATCCTAATACAATTGCTGCTATTAACGATACTTATTTTGAAGAAACAGATATTGGTGCTAAACTCATAGCACCATCAATTTACAATGCATACATTACAAACGTAAGTGATCCGATTGGAATAGGTGGATCTTATGGTAGTGCAACAATTAAAGGATTTGGTGGTCTTAGTTCCTTTACTTTGACTAACAGGAATATTCCAGGAGCACTTGTATATGACAGAGTAACTGGAACTGCTTCTACAATATCAATATTCCAACCGTATCAATATCCTGTAAGATTGAGTAATTACAATGCTTATGCAGCGTCAGACTTTAAATTTACTGGATCAAAGATTGAAATTCAGTTTGTTAATCCAAATAGTCAGGATGACTATGCACACTTTGCAGACTTTTTAATTGGTGTTACTGATAAACAACCAGATGTATCACTTCCAGATACATTGAATGGATTTATTATTGGTGCCGCAACAACAACTATTTTACCAAATAGAGATATAATATTTGGAGAACATACACACAGTTATGCATCTGCTGATGAAAATGGTGTTGAGCAGGCTGAAGGATGGGCACCTACACAACCAAGATTGCGAATGGGAATAGATTATAGAATACCCAGTCTTTCAAGTCCAGCAGGTGGTGTTTGTTCAAAAGTTACAGTTGATGTAAATGATCCAATTGAGATTGCAGGTGCTGTTGAGTATGCATCTAATCCCGAAACAGGAGCAGTTGATGGTAACGTTTATATACAAATACCAGGATCTTTTCCACAGTTAGATTATGATGGAGGACAAGTTGCCTTAAAAAATCCCGCTGGTGAAATTGTTACAACTGGTTTAACCTATGTTGGAGAACCTGTTGGTCCATATTTTTCAGGAACAAATTCTTTTTCCCACATTCAAGTATCAGGATCAACAGGTTTAGCAAACTTCTCACTACTATTGAGACCTGTTGTATTGACTGGTAATGGAAGTGTAAATTCTGGAAAATTATTCAATTATAATCCATTCCCACTTTATCTTGTAGTTAAACTAAAAGATAACGCACAGATTAACAATATATCTGTTGTAGAAACTATCGGAAATTTTCAAAGAACTATATCGCCAAAATGGTATGTAAATAGTAGTGCGTCAATCGATCTTTATAGTGGAAAAACTGACAACAGTGGAACTGCACCAACAAACTTCTTGGAGATAGATAGATTATCTTCTGCACTTATTGATACACAGAACGATCAACAACTTAGACCATCTGTACTGAGAGATGTTCTTTATATTGGTGCAAATCAAACGACTTCAATTGATATGGGTAAGGTATTTGGTCAAGATAGAAGAGTAATTACTCCAGATAATAATAATCTTGAAGCAACGTTTATTGTTGCTAAGAAAATTGATTCTGGAAGTAGTGGAACTGTGCAAACGAGTTTGAACTTTAAAGAGCAATAAAGATGGCAATAACTAATCCTAAAATATTTGGTCTAAATGTATTGAGTTATTTTGCAGACGTTCTAGATAAGAATGCTGCATTGAATGCTCTGAATTTACCACCTTTTGATCTAGATGTAATTCGTGGATCATCAAACGCAGGTGCAACTAGAGGAGATTGGGTAAGCCTATCTAGATTATCGGATCCAATATATAAAACTCTTGACAGGTTTAGTACAGACTCATCATCATATTCTTCAATATTAGATCTTAGAGCAGGAACAGAAAGAACATTATTTGGTAATCTTGATATTAACGGTGCCTTAAGTGGAAATGCAATCAGATACAGATATTTGGATGGAACTGGTTCCGGTGCTGCAGTAAAGATTGCAGATATTTCAACATCTAGAGTTAGTTCTTGGAGTTCAAGTGCTTCACCTGTTACTGATACATCTCCTATTTCTTATGGGGCACAGGTAAAGATTAATACTGGCGGTGCTCTTGTATTTGGAACACAATCTAGTGGAGTAACTGGACCAAGACTTCAGACAACTTTAACTCCACAAGTAAAAGAATTTGCATCAGAATTTCCGACATCAAAAATAAGTTGCAACATAGGTGGATCTACAGTAACTCTTTATGCAATGAAGGGTATTCCGATTATATTCACTGGATTCTTTAGAAATCTTGATGCAACTATTACATTAACTTCATTAATTAGCAATACTCCAGCAAGTTGGAAGATTATTGAGACTCAGAATACAAATAACTTTACCAATTTTCCTAACAGAGGGGGAACCACATCAACAATAAGATTCAGATCTTCAGTATCAAGAGAAAGAAATATTCAGTTCTATTATAATCCAGATAATATATCAACAGTTACGATCACTTCAGCAAATATTGAACAACTTCCTCCTGTAAAACTTCAGAACGCCACGTCACTAAACTTCTCTTTTAATCAACTTAGAAATTTTCCAAATATTAATTTTATCGCACCAAACATTAGGAGTTTAAATTTAATATACAATTATTTCTATCAATCAGAAACAGAAAATGAAAGAAAGTTAAACAGCAACGTTGTTAATAAAATACCAACTGGATTGACACAATTATATCTTGGATCGACATTTTATGGATCTATACAGCAGAATATTATTGCTGATAGATTTACATCTCTTAGTGTATTAGATGTCGGTAGAAGATCTTCTGGTGCATACTATCACCCAGATAGTGATGACTTAAACTGTGAGCTTCCAAATGTACCAAACACTTGTGAGTCATATTATGCATACAACAATGATTTTAGAGCATTTGGCACTACAGATAGTGTAAATGGAAGATATAACGTTAAAGATCTAACAAATCTGGTCACTCTTCATATTGGCGGAAACTATTATTTGTCTGGTGCTTTTTCTATTGCTGCAGCAAATACAAAAATACAATCAATATACAGTTATTCTACAGGTTTAACACTTCCAACTGGTCTTGCAGGAAAGAGTTCATTTACAACTTTATACCATTACTATTGTAGAAGTGCTGGTCCTCTAATAGTATCTGGAAGTTATCTGTATGATGGGTGTAGTTCTCTATCAACATTATATCTTTATGCTTCATCTGTGACTGGTGCAATACCAAAATTTACCAACACTTCACTAAGTTATCTTGAGTTAAGATATACAAACCTTACTGGAGGAGATCCAAGTGGAGATACGACTTATGTGATACCAGAAAGAACCTTTGAGCAATGTACTAACTTATCGTACATGTTACTTCAGTCTGGAAATCTTTTAACGTCTCCAATACATCCAAACGCATTTTCTTATACACCAAATTTATATTATCTCTGGTACACATCTTATGGAAGAACAACTGGATCTATTCCAAGTCTATCTGCAAATAAAAATTTAACATACTTATATTTGTATTATAATAATTTTACTGGGACGATGCCAAATCTTGCATCAAATCCCAACATCTATTATGTTCAAGTAGCGTATAATGCTTTGAGTGGAGGAATCCCTGCATTTAAAAACCTCTCAAATTTATATTATCTGTACTTATATAATAATCAATTTACTTCTTTGAATGAGTTTCAAAACCTTCCAAGACTTACATATTTTTATGCACACAATAATAAGATGTCTGGAGAGATTCCTTCTTTTGGAGACTGTCCAAATTTGTATTATTTAATTCTTTTCAATAATTTATTTACAGATTATGCCAGTGGTGCTCTGAGCACTAATTATCGTTTAAGATACTTAGATCTTTCTGGAAATTCACTCACACAGCAAGCAGTTAATCAAATTATTACAGATCTATATGCAAATTATAATGCAGTAAATCGTAGTGGTGTGACTGTCAATCTACGTGGAAACGCCATCCCAAGTGGAGATGCTCTAGATTATGTTGATATTTTAAGATCGAAAGGTTGGTCAATCGTTTATAACTAAAATGGTAAAGCAGAATCAAGGTTACAGAAAAGACCTAAACTTAGAAGAAAATCCAAATGACACCCTAGCACTAAACAACCTAGGTGGTGCAGGTATCGCTAACGATTTAAGAATCATACAAAATAATTTAAGAAATACATCATCATTATCATACGATAGTTTGTCTGATGGATTTTTTTCTTTTCCAAATAACGAATTTGTTTATACCAATAATGATGTCGTTGGAGTAAGTACAAGCGTCAATGTTGGATCTACAACTCTCACTGTTGACACAGAATATTTTGTTTGTAACTCTAACGGTGAAACTAGATTCAAATTATCAACTACACCTTCATCCTCAGGATTAAGTACAGTAATTGTAACTGGAGTTGGGACAACTGCCTTTAGTTTTATTAGAAAGGATCCAGTAACTCAAGATAATATTGTCAATTATATAACTCCAGAAATTCAAGACACTGAAGAGTTTTCATATCTTGGAGGAACTATTAATGATACTTTTCTAAATGTTTCAGCAAATAATGAATTATCACGATACTTTATTGGTAGAAAATATAGATCTGATGAAGACACAAATACTGATAGAGATCTAAACTTTGAAGGAATCATATCCATTAATGATCCAGTTAGAATCAATGAAACAGTTTCTGGATTATCTACAAGTAAGTCACCTGGAGTCTTTATTGGAGACACCCGTGCTTTTTCAAGTGATAATAATCCATGGTCAGAAGTTGGAACAGCACTTAGTACAGTAAGTGTAGAAGTATCAATTGCAGAATTAAACTTTTCAGATGATATTGTAATAGAAGGTCTTACACCAACTGCTGCCACATCAGTGTTGGCATCTTCCTTTACTCATAAGTTGCCAGTAGTAATTAATGGAGAAACTTATTATCTCCTTTTACGCACATAAAATATTAAAAGTTCCCGATGGTGTTTGAATAGGAATTCTTTTATTAGAAGTATCAGATGTGCTGATATTTGTGATATTTGCTGGTGTAACTGTTGCAATAAGAGCATCGAATATTACATTTCCTCCATCTATTTTTAAATCTGGATAGGTAACTGTAGTTTCTAGTCCAGACTCAGTTGCACTAAATGGTGGAGATGTATCTGTTGGTGGGCAACAAAGAGAACGTTCAGATGATGCAACACTTACATTTGTAACTGTAAAGTTTCCACCAGACGCAAGTCCAGCAATCGTAGGTGTATCAATCGTTATTGTTGTTGATGTGGAACTTGTTACTTGTGTTCCAGAAGCAAACTGAGCACCATAAACATCCCAACCGTTAATTAATCCAGAATGTCCATTGGATACATCAAGTACAGTTGCTCCTGAAGCAGTAGGGCTTGTTGTTACAATACACTTTGTTTCACTTAAAGTACAGAATGCTGCTAGTGCATCGTCAATTAAACCTCTAGATTGATAAAAATAAAGTGTTGTTCCAGCACCAACAGTTTGTGAGGGAGAAACCGTAACCACACTAGATGATCCTGTTGTTGTGATTCCAGTATATTGATTTACACCACTACCAATCACAACCATATTGCTTCTTAAGTTACTTGTATTTCCACTACTTAAGGTAAGTGTAGTTCCAGAAATACTTCCAACTGTTCTCTTTACAAATCCACGATGGTCGATAAAGGTTAAAGTTGTGGATCCTGAGGCAGTTGCTGAGTTATTTAAGATTACAAATGTATTAACTACAATGTTCTCAACAACTGTTCCTTCAGGAATATTAGATCCAAATACATAATTTCCGACTTCAATACCAGTAGTATTGTCAAGTGAAATCACATTTGTATTAATTGTTGTTGTTCCAGTTGTTGTTGCTTTTGTAATGGCAGCGTCTGAAGTTTTTGGTTGATATTTTATATCTACTTTTTTAGTCGATTTAACTTTTACATAATCAATAGACGTTGATGCACCTCCAACTAATCCACCACCAGAAAGAATAGAATTATCTAGAAAGACAGGAAATTCTCCTTTTGCAGAATCGCTAAAGTCATAATCATAAGAATAAAGGTAATTGTATCTTAAGTTACTGGTAGAATTATTTCCTGGATATAAAATATTGAAGTCAATATTCCGTGTAACACTAATAGCATCTACAGATTGTGGTATATAATATCTTGCTCTAATATTATAACGTCTCTGTGCCTCTAGAGCATAACTTGTCCAAGATGATTGTGTAGATTGACCAATTGCCTTACTGAATACTACATTTCCACTTACATTCCCTGTTAGGTTTGCTGATAGTGTAATCACTCCAGTCCCTCTATCATAAGAATCAATTACTGTATTGGAAGGTATTCCTGAAGCAGTAACACTTTGCCCTATCCCAACATAATTTGTATTTGATGCAGATGTAAGTGTAATGAAGTTATTACCACTAGTTCCTGTAGCAGTAAATGTTGATGATAATCCAACTCTTATATGTTCAGTGTAAGTTCCGATACCTGAAGTATATCCTTGAGTTTCAAATTCAAAACTTGTAAGTGCTGTTGTGTTTATATAAAAAGTATGAGATCCAGTTGATGTTGGAATAAAATATCCAGTCCATTCAACTCCACCGTTCGCATTTACAGATTCTGGTGTAATCTTTCCACTATATGAAAAGTTACCAGCCTCCCAAAAATTATCTGTATTGATTGGTGATCCAGTAAAAACTTGTTGAGTATTTTCAAAAACTTGATTTGCGTTAAAATACTTTGCAGTTAAACCATTTCCCCCATTAATTCTTGGTTCCCCAGAAAATACTCTGAATCTATCTAAACGATTCTGATAGGTAATTCTTGGTATAAAATCTATATCAACTCCACTATTATTTGTAATCTGTACTCTGCTTCCAGCAATCTGCTGATAACCAGTATCTGATAAATTGTATGAGAATATATTTCTAATAGCGTCTAGGTCTTCAGATATAAAAGTTGAAGATGCATCATCAACTAACGTATCTAAGAGATTGTTCAGTGCTTGTTTAGTATCAGATAAATCACCTAAGTTATTATCTCTTCTGATACCTGTTCGCTTATATATCTTCTGAGCCATTTTGACTTTTTTGAGTATTTATTTTATAATATACACTTTCAGGGTAATTTAAATGAAATCTAAGGAAATGCTTGAAGAACTTAAAAGTCAAGCAGAAGATCTTAGAAAAGATCTGATTGATTTAGAACAACTTTTTTCAATGAAGAAAGAACAGTTCATAAAAGTTCAAGGTGCGATCGAGGCACTGTCTGCTCTTGAGGAAAATGCTTGACACCTGACCCCAGATGCCCTATAATATGTGGGTAATCAACAAAACACCCATGAGCACCGCACAAGAAACCGTCCAAGGTATTGTGATTGATGTCTGCACTCGCTCTTTCCTCCTTCTCAGCGATCAAGGTAGCGAAAAGATGGTAGAGTGTGAAACCGTTCAAGAGTTTATGAACGTGCTGGAAGTTGTAACTGCTAATCTATCTGAAGATCAGATTGAGTATGCTGATCTTGCTATTCGGGGAGAAGAGTATTGATGGAAGTTTATACGGTTAAAGAGTGGGAAGAAAACTTTGATGCTCTCCTAGAACGTGTAGAAAACGGAGAGCACATTGGTATAATTGCCGAAGATGGAACTGCTGCTGTTATGATACCTTATGATGATGAACTCGTCCGAATACATACGGAAGAGAATAACGAAGCTCAGTAGTTCATCATCTGGAAGTGAGACTTGGTAGTCAGAGAGGTCTTATAAACCTTTTCCGCCAGATTAGCGGCTTTGAGATGGTTCGAATCCATCCACTTCTACTTGCTCGTTTAGCCATCTGGTGAAGGCAGCGTTCTCATAAAGCGCCTCAGGAGAGTCCGATTCTCTCAACGAGCACTTGACCATAAAGACTCTTTGAGTTATTATGGTTTCACATCACGGGCGGATGTCGTAATCGGTAGCCGAATCGCACTTAAAATGCGCTGGGAGTAATCCCGTGGGGGTTCGAGTCCCCCTCTGCCCACTTAAAAGGTTAAAATAAATATAAGATACGGGAGCAAACCCTATGTCTTATAGAATTGACACTGCATACTGCTGGTACGATGATGGCAGTATGATAGTGAAAATGTACTTTATCAATCAGGTTCCATTTACCTTTGATGAATTACCTGATGGACATTTACAAGACGAAGAATTAAAAAGATTAGCAGATAAAGAAAGATCTTTTGAACCAGACGACTTATACAGAAGTTCTTTCTATCTTATAGATGAGGAAGCACATCCCTGTATGTTTCCGATAGAACTAGAAAACCCTGAAGATATGCCAGATATGGATTTTTACTGTGATGAAGAGGATTTAATGGGTTAATAAATAAAACATAGAAATATTTTGGCGAATATAATCCGATGCCTCTTAATAAGCTGGAAAATTTTATTAGGAATACTGAGGGAAGAATTCTTTATGTAAATCCTAACGATCTTGATGCAACTGATAGTATTGATAATCAAGGTAACTCTCTGACAAAACCTTTCAAGACGATTCAGAGAGCACTTCTGGAGTCTGCAAGATTTTCGTATTTGAGAGGAGATAATAACGATCTAGTTGAAAAAACTACGATTCTTTTATTTCCTGGAGAGCACTTAGTTGATAACAGACCTGGATATGCAATTAAATCGGTAAGCAATGTTGCTACAGCGGTTTCTCCTTCTGGTTCAGAGAGTGTTGCGTCCGAAGAACTTACATTAAATCTAAATTCCAATTTCGATTTAACACAAGGAAACAATATTCTTTATAAGTTTAATAGTGTCAATGGTGGTGTTGTTGTACCTAGAGGAACTTCAATCGTTGGTCTTGATCTAAGAAAGACCAAGATTCGTCCTAAGTATGTTCCTAATCCAACTGATAGTGATGTAAAAGGAACTGCTATCTTTAGAGTAACTGGTGCTTGTTACTTCTGGCAGTTTTCTATCTTTGATGGTAGCGAAAGTGGTCTTGTTTATACTGACCCTGTTGATTTCTCATCGAACAATCAGTCTAAACCAACTTTCTCTCACCACAAGCTAACTTGCTTTGAATATGCAGATGGTGTCAATATCCCAACAGGATATGCGATCACCGACCTCGATATGTATTATAGCAAACTATCAAATGCTTTTAACGTAGCATCTGGTAGAGATATTGAGCAGAAGTATCCAGATAACGCTTCTGGATTTGCTAAGCAACGTCCAGAATGGGAAATCGTTGGTGCATTTGCAAGTGATCCAATCAATATTTCTGACATCTTCTCTGGAGATAGTGTAAATGCTGGTCCTGTTGTAACTGTAACGACTACGGTTGCACACGGATTAACAGCAGATACCCCTATCAAGATTCGTAATGTCAATGTCGATGATTATAACATCTCAACTAAGGTTCAGACTGTTATTAATCCAACAACCTTTACTTACGTACTTCCATTTGTAAGAGATAATCTTCCTGCTGGTGCTGCTGCTGGTCTAAGTGGATCTTCAGGAAACGTAACAATTGAGACTGACACTGTATCTGGTGCTTCACCTTATATCTTTAACATCTCCCTACGCTCTGTGTGGGGTATGCAGGGTATGCATGCTGACGGAAGCAAGGCATCAGGTTTCCGTTCAATGGTTGTTGCCCAATTCACCGCTGTATCTCTACAAAAAGACGACCGTGCTTTTGTTAAGTACAATGAAACCAACAGAACATATGATTCAATCAGTTATACTAAGGTAACTGGTTCTGCACTATCTTCTGGTTCATCTTCAACAAATATTGCAACAGTTTATCACTTAGACTCTGGTGCTATTTACAGACAAGGATGGCAACCTGTTCATATTAAAGTAAGCAATGATGCTTTTATTCAGGTTGTTTCTGTATTCGCAATTGGTTTCAATAAGCACTTTGCACTAGAGTCTGGTGGTGATGCTTCAATCACAAACTCCAACTCAAACTTTGGTCAATTTTCACTATCATCTGACGGATTTAAAAAGGATTCGTTCGATAAAGATAATAAAGCTTTTGTCACCTCAATTGTTACACCAAGAGCAATCAACGTTGAAGAAATTGATATTGATTGGATTGCTTTTGATATTGATAAAACAAAGCAAGTTGGTATATCAAGTCACCTTTACCTTTATGGATTCAACAACCAAGACGATCAACCACCTGTAATCAGCCAAGGTTATCGTATTGGTGCTAGAGTTTCAGATCTTCTGTACATCACTTCTCCTTCAGGGACGAAGACGGCAGAAATCAAGATGCTTGATAATGTAATCGGTGCTGGTACTACAGTTGCATTAGGAAATCAATCATCGGAAAAAGTTTATACTGCTACTTATAGTGGTTCCAATGCTCTTACACTTTCCGGAACAGTTGGAATTCAGACTGGTGAGAAAATCAGAATTTTTAGTGATACTGGAGATCTCTCACAAAATCTGACTGAGCATAAAGTATATTATGCAATTCGCCACTCTAGCAATCAAATCAAGATTGCTGCTTCTAAAACAAACGCCGAGGCAGCAACACCAATTCCAATTAACATCTATGGTGGTACTCAACTCAAAGTTGTAAGTAGAGTATCTGATAAGAGTGCTGGTGAAATTGGATCTCCTATTCAGTGGGATTCTGTCAATAGTGCTTGGTATGTTCATGTAGATGCATCTAATAGCATATATCAAACTATTAATTCTCTTGGGATTTCTGGATTTGGTGACGTAAAGACTAGTGTTTCGTATCTAAGACGTTCTGACGATTCAAGAAGTTTAGATGAAAAACTTTACAAGATTCGTGTCGTTATTCCTAAGGAACTCGTAAATGCTAGAGATCCTAATGAAGGATTTGTAATTCAAGAGAGCAGCACGACTGGTGTAAGAAGCAATGCTGATTTCTTACTCTCATCCATTACATCAAACGACTATCTCTATAATCGCAATCCAAGATTTATTAGTACTTGTACTTTTAATCCAGTAACAAGTATCGTTACTGTAACATCTGATCTTCCACACGATCTTAAGGTTGGAGATAAGATTGTTGTTAAAAACGTAACCAGTACAACGAATACCTCTGCTACTCTAAATCTTGGATATAATGGAACATTTGAAGTAGCATCTGTTGTCAATGATAAAGTATTTACATATGGAACTACAGACGTACTTGGAATCATTCACAGTCCTGGTACTTTTACAAATGACACAAATACTAGAAGCGTAAGTCTTCCTAGATTTGAAAGAAACGATATGAAGGGTAACTTCTTCGTTTATAGAAAAGAAGTTATTACTCCATACATCTATAACGTTCAGGATGGTGTTTATTATGTCTATCTGCTGAACTCTTCTAATGCTGTTGAAAATGAATTCACAGATCTTAAGTATGCACAAAACGTGGTTGATCTTTATCCACAACAAGATAAAGATAATCCAGATGATAACCCACAATCTACAGCATCTTATGCAAAGAGAGAACCACTTGGTGAAGTTGTAACTAACGATCTCAAGAAGAGTATTACCAGAGAAAGTATTGATAAGTTCTTCCACTATCTTAATATTAGCCCACTTATTACTGGTGTTTCCACATCAACTGCTGGTATTACGACGATAACCTTTAACAAGGAACATCAATTAAACAGTGTTATTACCCACAATACATTAACAGGTGGATCTGGTCATAACGACGGAACTTATTATAACGTAAAACTCTATAACGAAAGTGGATTAACAAATTGGGATGGCGCAACTGCAAAAGTTGTTGTTGCCTCTGGTGCAGTTTCTTCTACAGAAATTATCTCTGGTGGATCTGGATATCAAAATGGAGAAACTCTATGGTTTGATAGCACAGTAATTGGTGGAACTCCAAGTGCAAAAATTACTATTGCAACTTCTGGTATTTCGACAGCAGTTGGAAATACAATTCAATTGACAGGTATTGGTACAGCAACTGATGGAATCTATCAGATTTATTCGATTCCAGCGAAAAATCAAATCGCTATTGCACAAACCGCTGGTGAAGCATCTCCAGTTCAGAATCAATACTTTGTAAATGTTGGACCTACTGCAAAGACTTCTTCAACTTCATACAATTCTACCACTCTAGTCAATACTTTCACTTGCTCTCTTCCTCACGGTTTGATCGCAGGAAATAAGTTTAGAGTATTAGATTCTTCAAATAATAATCTTGGTGATTATTTGGTTACCGAAGTTGTCTCACCAACAATCTTTACATCCAAAACTAGAAGAAGCTTCACTGGAACTCTAAGTATTCTGAAGCACGCTTTTGCTGGTAACGATGGTACTGCAGACTCTCTTGGCGAAAACTTAGGAACAAGATCAACTCCTCTTTATGCGAACGAGGTTCTGATTCTTGGTCAGAGTATTACTAACGAGGTTCAGTTTGCTGTAAGCACAATCAACTCTGGCATCTCAACAACTTCTAGAT